TCTACTACTCAGTTCCCCAGTGCTGCATCTATTAACACCCGCTTCCTTGGGTTGTTGAATGCTCTTGGTGGTTTTGTTGCTATTGCTGACGAGAACAGCTTCCCGAACGACAACCCTGATCCTTCGGACGGTGCTGGCACTGTTGTGTCTATTGCCGATGCTGGTGGCATGTCCATCAATGCAAGCGGTGAAGGTACTGGTCAAACCCTTGGTGGTTCTACTGTTACCATTACTGGTTTCCCAGCTAGCTTCAACAGCTCTACGCTTCCTGCACAACAAGGTCTGCAAGTTCAGACTACCACTACTCTTAATACCTACACCTACCACAAGGTTATCGCCCGTGATGACGATATTGTTCGTCTGAACGATGACGTTAACGACTTCTTCCAACGCTATCGTTTTGGTGCCTCTAACCCTACTACCGACAACGATGCTGGTGACCTGTTCTTTAACACGGGTTCTGGCACGATGCTGGTGTGGGACACTTCTGGTGCTACAGCTGAGTGGAAAGAAGTTCAGTCTATTGGTGAGTTCTTTGTCATTCCTGCTAGCGAGTTCCCAACTTGGAACGGTACTATCAATGACATCACTATTACCAACGCACCAACTAACGCTTCCCAGATTATTCTGTCCATTAACGGTGTAGTTCAGGAACCTAACACGGGTACTGCACGTCCTACTGACGGTTTTGCTCTTGATGGTTCTGTCATTCGACTGTCTGATCCTCCTGCTACTGGTTCAGAAGCTTGGGGTGTAATCATTGGTTCTACCGTCAACATTGGTGAACCCAGTGCAAACACGGTGAGCAGCGCAAAGATCGTTGACGGAGCCGTGATTCGAGCCAAGCTCGGTTCGGACGCCGTGGACGGTACGAAGATTGCCGACGACTCGATCGACTCCGAGCACTACGTTGACGGGTCTATTGACACGGCTCACATCGCTAACGATGCCGTCGATGGTACTAAACTCGCTAACACCGCCGTAACCGCTGGTAGCTACACCTTTGCCAACATTACTGTTGACGCACAAGGACGTTTGACTGCTGCTTCTAGCGGCACTATTTCGTCTGATGCAATCACCGAAGGCAACACCAGCGTTGAAGTTGTTGACACTGGTTCTGACGGAACTATTACTTTTACGACTGAAGGTAGTCCACGCGCCACTATCGACAGCTCGGGCAATTTCGGTATAGGAACCAGCTCACCCAGCAGCTATTATGCCACTGACTTAGTTGTTAATACCGGCTCTAGCTCCCAAAACGGCATAACAATTGCAAGTGGTAATACTGCTCAGGGAATAATCTGCTTTGCAGACGGAACCAGTGGAACAGATCAATATTCGGGCTTTATTGATTACCACCACAACACCAATGTACTTTCTTTTGGAACTAATGGCGGCAATGAGCGATTCCGCATTGGTTCATCCGGTCAGTTCGGTATTGGCGGTGCAAACTACGGCACAAGCGGTCAAGTCCTGACTAGCCAAGGTTCTGGCAGTGCTCCGCAGTGGGCGACTCCGGCAGCTGCTGGTAAGGTGCTTCAGGTTGTTAGCGCCACATATGACACCACAGGTAGCCTCGCAATCGCAAACAATGGTGACACACAATTTAGCTACTTTACGCTTGATATAACCCCGCTATCAAGTAGCAGTACAATTTATGTTAGCTGGGGACTTCCTGGTGAATTTGGCAACGATGGTCCTACCTATAACAGCATGATGTCGATTAGGCGACGGGTTGGGAGTACAAACACAGATTTGCGACCAGCTGCTGCTGGCGATAGAAACATTGGTCTTACTCAACTTACGACTGGTTACGTCGATTTCAATGCCAATAGCACTATTGAACAATTTACAATGACCAATTATCCCGACTCTGGTCACAATACAACCAGCCAGATTACATATTTCCCTTTGCTTCGGAATGCTGGTGGCGCGTCTACTTGGTATTACAACAGAACTGTAACTGACAATGATCTTAATACAAGCGAGCGAGGTCGGAGCTGGATGGTCGCTATGGAGGTGGCATCATGAATCGTTCACATCACGAAACTATTTACAAGCTTTACAGCAACGTTGTTCGCATTGACGATGACGGCAATCACTATGACGCAGACGGCAATGTCGTCAGCATTGATCAGGCTGCTGTTGATGCTGCAGCCGTTGAGGTTGGCAATGAACTGGACTTTGCTGATCTTCGATTACGGCGAAACGCTTTGCTGAGCCAAACGGATTGGTGGGCTGCCACTGATCTAACTATGTCTGCTGAACAAATTGCGTACCGTCAAGCTCTGCGTGACCTGCCAGCAAACACCGCTGACCCAGCCAACGTAGTTTGGCCTACTAAACCTAACTAACTATGGCACTAACACAAGTAAAATCTGACGGCATCGCGACTGGTGCCGTCACCGCAACACAGATCGCAACTGGTGCCGTTACCGCTAACGATCTAGAAGATTCAGGTGTAACCGCCGGAACCTATGGCAGCTCGTCTGCTATTCCGGCGATCACCGTTGATGCAAAAGGCAGGATTACTTCTGCCTCTACTAACGCTATCAACATCGACAGCACTGCAATCACCAACGGCACGTCCAACGTGTCGGTGGCAGCTAGCGGGGACATTACTGCTACTCGTGCTGGCACTACTAGGCTGACTGTTACCTCCGGCGGCATCAACGTAACCGGGCAAATGGTTAGTGATGGCATCGTGTCTGACGGTGGTGTTACTTTTACAAACAGCGCTGGACCTCAGCTGGTCCTTAAAGACAACGATAATACTGGCGCTGGTGCCCAGAGCACCCTTGATTTTCATGATTCCGCAAATGGATCTCTTGCCACCATTGGTTTTCCTTACAACAATAACGTCGATCTTGAAATTAAGAATCGGATGAACGGTCCGATTTGGTTTGGCGCAAACAACACAAATCGGGTTTACTTAGATTCTACAGGACATTTTATTCCTGGAGTCAACAACGCCTACGACCTGGGCACGTCGTCCCTTCGCTGGCGCAACCTCTACACCAACGACCTCAACCTGAGCAACGAAGGTGGCGCTAACGATGTCGATGGTACCTGGGGTTCTTGGACCATTCAGGAAGGCGAGGAGGATTTGTTCTTGCTGAATCGGCGGAACGGTAAAAAGTACAAATTTAATCTCACGGAGGTAAACTAATATGGCTATTGTTTTTCCTGACGGGACGCAAGAATTTCCTGGGCGGCTAATTAAGGCTACCAACATCTATGATACTGCCACAAGGGTAAGCACCACCACGTACAACTCAACACGAGTAGACGCCCTTGATTTTTGGTACAACATTAACCTGGCTCATACAGGTTCTTTTACCAAAATTGGTAGTTCAACTGAGAGTTTTATCACAATGCTAGGTCACGTCAACACATGGGTAGACGGAAATTCACACGGTTTTCTGGCTTGGATTGGCACCTCTACATCCGCAACCGAGTACGTTCATATGGGTGAAGAAGCTTACACTTTGGGCAATCCGCGTCAAAGTGCTGCTTGTCAGCGCCTAAATTGCTCATTTACAGCTCTTGGAGCCGGTACTCATACCTTTAGATGTGCTGCTGGGCGTGGGGACACTTCAGGCACTAGAGGCGCTAGACAATTTAATCCAGAGAGCGATAAAAGTGCTACTGACTGCCCTAATATGTCTACACGTTCAACTATTATTGCTTTGGAGCTTGCGTTATGAACACTGATCAAAGACATGACGCAATGTGGAGTCTCTGCTCTGATAAAAGGTGGGTGCTCCGCGGAGATGAGTTGGAGTGGCAGGAGACAGAAAGCAATCCTCCAACGGAGGAAGAATTACAGGCTGAAGTTAATCGACTGGAAGCTGCGCGTCCAATGAAAAAGCTCCGCCACAAGCGTGACATGCTTTTACTTGAAACTGATGTTTGGGCGTTTTCTGATCGCACCATGACGGCTGAGCAAATTGCTTACCGCCAAGCCCTCCGCGATCTACCCGATAACACGACCGACCCGGCTAATCCGGTTTGGCCCACTAAACCTTAACTTTTTAGAACAATGATTGCACTTATCCGTCCCGTTCTTATGTCGTTCCTTAACAGCGACAAAGTGAAGCGATTGATTGTTGACATGCTCCGCAAACTGGCTGAGCAATCTGATAACACTGTC